CTAAATTTGCCAAAATGGCTCAAGCGGGTCGTAATAAAAAAAAGAAAAATAAAAAATAAAAATTATGAAACAAGGTTATAACGCAAGACTTGATGAGTCTTTAGGAAACAAGCACAAAGGTCATCACAAGCAATCTTTAAAAGATAGAAGAGACGAGTCTAAGGCTATGTCTAAAAAAATCTACGGACACGCCTATGGCGGAGACCATGGAATGAAGTACGAAGGAGTAAAGAAAAGAAATTCAGCTTCAATAAAAAAATAATCATGGATAAGATTAAGAAAGTAATCAATTCGTCTTTATTTAAAGCAGGATGTGCTGGATTAATTGGATTAGCACTTGTGGCGGAAAGTCATCCATTATATGCAGGAATTTCTTTTGGTTTAGGCGTAAGAGAGTTTTTATTGGCTTTTAAAGCGAATGTAGGATAATGCCGACTAGGGCAAGAATAAGAAAACCACAGGGCTTGGGTGACTCCATTGAAAGAGTCACCGAGGCAACTGGCATAAAAAAAATAGTAGAAAAAGGAGCTAAAGCTCTGGGAAAAGACTGTGGATGCTCCAACAGGCGTGACACTTTAAATCGTATTTTTCCATATAATAAAGATAAATAAATTAAAAAATGGCATATCAAAAATTACAAGTAGGATTAGCTGCAGTCGTTATACCAAGCGACACCGTAGACATTCCTCTTATTTCATCAACCAAACTAACGGGCACTAACACAGGTCCAGCAGCGGCAAACAAATTATTAGATTCTTCTGCTTCATTTGATACTGTACAAGAATTTATTACTCCAGGAGCGATTATAGTAAACGAAACTGACGGTACTAAAACCATTGTAAATAGTATAGACAGTGCAACAGAACTAAGTTTAGAAGCAGACATTTTTACTGCAGCTGGAAAAGAATATTCTATATACTTAGACCCTGCAGCAAATCACAGCGAAGGATGTATTATCTATTGTGGAGCAACTGGAAATATTAAAGTGACTACTGTTCGTGGAAACGATATAGTTTATGTAGGAGTTCCTACAGGAGTATTTTTACCTGTACAAGTTATTAGAGTATGGGATACGGACACTACCGCTTCTGAATTAGTCGCAAACTGGTAACATATGTATACTAGCGTTGGAATAGGAATAACAACGAATGTGTTTGGCTCTCAGGTTGGAGCAGGCAGTCCTGGACCTGTCTTCCCAATCCCGCTAAACAATGAGTTTTCTATGGAGTTTGATGAGGCTGCAGCGACTGCTTTCACAGTTCCTGATGAAGTATTAGGAGGCTTATCCGCATTTAGTGTTTCTTTTTGGTACAATGCCACTGACTTTACAGTTGATAGACCTATAATTGCAAGATGGCAAATTGGACCTGCTGCTTTTCTTTTGTATCATGATGCTCCAGACGGATGGGGAGTTCTTATTGAGACGAGTGCTGGGTCTGCAGGAGCTCAATCTACTTTAGTGGGTACAGGAGGTATATGGCAATATTTAGGAGTATCGTGGGATGGAACTACTGTTAAAATGTATTTAAGAGATTTTGTAGGAACTAATAGCAACTGGTCAGGACTTTCAGCTAATCCTGGAGGGACTATAAACGATACTGCTCCTTGGAGAATAGGTAACGATGACACTAGGAGTATGGATGGATATATTGATGAACTGGCAATTTGGGATAGTGCTTTACCTGAAAGTACATTTGATGGAATTTTTGATTGTACCGTAGATAACCCAGGGCAAGTCGCAAACTTAAACTCAGCTCCAGAGGGAGCACCTTTAGTCTGGTATAGAATGGGAGATAATTAATTATGAGCACAAACTACATATCACCACTGTGGCGTATGCCACGAAATGCAAATAACATTGCTAATCGTTATAGTAATTACTCTGTACAGAGTAGACTTTCAACGGGAATTAATTGTGGACCGATGGGAGATATTATAGGTTCTACGGACCTTACGTTTAATATCTGGATTAAACCAGAATTTGACTATAATACTGGATTTTACCAAACTTTCTTTGGTAATTTAGCTGGCAACACTGGGATTTTATTGTATTACCATCAAGGGGATGATGTGTGGAGAGGAGCTTTTGGAAATGGGGTAGGATTGGAGATTATAGAAAGTGCACTGGTCACTAGTAATGAGGAGCTAGGCAAGGGAGAATGGCAAATGCATACTTTAATAATAAAACAAAGCACCAATGACATGTTTTATTATATTAACGGAGTAGGAGTTCCAAATAATCCACACACCTCTTCGGGTGCTCCCGCACTTGGTCTTGATATGTATATTGCACAAAAATGGGATTTATCAACTGGAGGTTGGGATGGAGATGTTACTGAAGCTTGTATTTTTGATTATACTATTGGAACCACAGGTGTAGATAGTCAATTAAGTCTACTTTATAATGAGGGGGTACCTACTAATCCCTTTGCTATTGCGGCAAAAGAACCTATCGCTTATTGGAGAGTAGGAGACGATTGCAGAGTAGATAATGGAATGTTTTTTCCTAACTTATCTGTGGGAGGACAAGATGTATTTAATCTTAATAAAGCCGACAATGGTCTTATTGCTTTAAGCAATTCTGATTGGATTAATGAAAATACACCCGACAGTAATATAACTGTTTCTGCGTGGGTTAATCCAGTTTCCTGGACCGATACCGCTTTTAGAGTTATTGTAGGAAAATTTGGCGGTGGAGCTTCGACTCAGCAATGGAGAATTGTAGCTATCGGAAGTGATACTATTCGTTTTAATATATATGGGAAAAGTCCCTTTGGTGCGAGTTATACATTAGAAACGGATGATGTAGTCGTTCCTGTAGATAAAAGAGATGGTTGGTTAAATATAATATGGAGACATGCTCCTGGCATAGGTTCTAACGTAAAGTTTAATAATGAAAATGAAACAGCTTTACCTAATTTGTTTGCCAAACCCCTGATAAAACCCTTAACGGGAAGCACTCCAAATACTATTGGTGGTATTATTAGTGGGGGTTCTCCTTTTCAGCCTTGGGATGGAGAGTTATCCAATATACAATTTTTTGAAACATATTTAACCGATGAAGAATCTACCGAAGTCTATAATGGCGGTAGACCTTTAATGACTAAACCTCAACCTCAACAAGATAATTTAGCTGGATGGTGGAAGCTCGATAGTCCATCGTCTGTTTTTAATCCTGGTATAAGCGGAATAGCTTTTGTAGCTACTCAAATTGGAACTCCTGCTGTGGGGGGTGGTGGAGACCACGCTTATGTAAACCCATCATTAAGTCCTTTAGTATTTGAGTGTCAAGATTTAAACAGTGCTCATGCGGGTGGTCCTACTTATGATATAAACATTCCTATTTCAGATGGAATTGGTTGGGAGTCTCTATTAATTAAAGGAGCTTATGATGATTTAGTTATAGAAACAGATATAGATTTACAAAGAGGAGGAGCCTCTGGAGGAGCTAAAGCTCAATTGTTTTATTCCGTTGATGGTGGTGCTTGGACTAGTTTTGGAATAATAAATGTAGGAGTAAGTGACCCTTTAGGCTTAACTAACTTCTTAACCAATAGCCCAACCTTATCTTGTTTAAACAGTATACAATTTAGAGCGGAAATAGGAACTCGGAGTTTTGGTGCAGATAGATGTAGGCTTAATAGCATCAAAATATCAAATGGTGGAGATTATTTATATGATGAAGATTTTTCTTCTCAATCTGGAGCAGGTTGGAATAACAGTGTATATGTTCCAGCTAATAACGAGGTTTTTGTAGAAGACTATTGGGATATAAATGATAGTAGGTCAGCTTATCCACAGAGTTTTGACTGTTATCCTGGATGGATAGATTTAGATGGAAGCAATTTAGGACCTATTTTAAATGGATTAACTAATTTTACGTTGTCGTTATGGTACTTCCAAGACGTTATTAGCAATCGTTTTTTGTTTGATATTCAAGACGGTACTAATAGAATGGCACTACAGTTAGTTAATGCAGCCACTAATTATCTTTATTTTAATAGTTCTTTTAATTCATACTCAGCAGTAGATACCCCTATAAATCAATGGAATAATATTGTGTTTGTATTTGACGGCTCACAAGCAAATGCTGATAGAATAAAATTATATGTAAATGGTTCACAAATAACAGCGGCAATAACTGGAACAATAGACGCTACATTAGGTGCATTTGGAGGAACCACAGTAGCTCATTGTGGTGCAGCTGCTACAGGAGGTTCATTATACGCTCTTAAAGGCAAAATAAGCAATTGCCAAATATTTGATAGTTCGATACCAGCACTAGGAGGCGATTCAGTTGAAACACTTTATAATAAAGGAGTTCCTCCCACAACAGCTATAGCAAGTGCTAATCTCGTGGGATGGTGGAAGCTGGATAATACAGCACTATATGATGCTACAACATTAACGTGGAGTATTCCAGATGATTCAGGAAATGGCAACACTGGAACGAGTTCAGGAATGACATTGGAGTCTTTAGTTAATGACAATGTTTCTAATAATAATGGAATTACCGAAAATGTTCCTCAAGGTGCTTTACAGAAAAGTAATGTTGCCAATACTCAAGCATATAGTAATTATAGTTTTAATTTTGACGCAGCGGCTTCGGATGGATTTGTTATATCTTATCAAGCAAGTGTGCTACAGCCAAGTAATGCTGAGTTATTGGCTCAAGGTTTTAGTGTTAGTGCTTGGGTAAATTTAGACACTTCAGTACAAAACGGGATATGGCAGAATGATGGTTATAATACGAGTCCTATTAACTATGGAGGATTACTTCTTCAAACAGGTGGTCCAGCTGGCAACGACATAATAAATGTAGGATATTCTAGTAGTAGTGGAACTGGAACTGCTTTTAGAAAAAATTGGTTTAGCACTGCGGTTTTATCTCCCAACACTTGGCATAATATAATAGTAGTATATAGAGGAATACTGGAATTTCCTCTGCTATATGTTGATGGGACACTATATACAGGAGTATGGACTTCAAGTGGTGGTGCTACTACATTAAGTTATAATGGTTTAGGAAAAGGCAGCATTGGATTCATTCGTAATCAGGCAGTGAATACCGAGGGATTAATTAGTAATGTAGCTTTGTTTAATGGGACTTTAAGCGAAGCGGATGCAGAAACAATTTACAATAACGGAATTACTCAAAATTTATTAGACTTACCTATACCTCCTCCCACTTGCTGGTATCCTTTAGACGAATCTAGCACTTATTACGGAGTAAATCAATGGACATGTAGAGATATAGTATCTAATAAAGACGGAGACGGAGTAAACACAGGAAACGTGGATGATTTAATTGGCAAAGCCCCAGGTTCTTATGGAAGTGGTACGGGAACCAATTTAACCTACGAAGATTTACAAGGGCAGTCAGCTTCTTCTATTATTAATTCCATAAGTAGAAATATGGCAGATTATGGAACCCCTAATAGTACATTCCCTGCCACTCCAGCAGATTCAGGTAGAACTACAAATACTCCTGGACCATGATAATATTAATAAATTTGAAAAAAAAATAAAAAATGTCAACAACTACTTACATCGTAATAAACATTGATACTCAAACTAGTCTCGTAGATTTTAGTCAAATCAATACAACGTCTTCACAAACAATGAGAAGAAACGTGGCTAATTCTGAAGCCATGTTGTCCTATCAAGTTGAACCAAGTTTTATAACCAATGGTAGAGTCGTTCCTCTTCAAACATTAAATAAACAGGAGGCTATGGCTTTGTTAGCAACGCCTGACTGGACACCTGTAGAAGATTCTGAATAATGGAAAAGGTTGAATATCTAAAAGCGTTAATGTCTAAAAAGGGCTATGCTGTTTTTGAAAATGATACTAAGCCTTTTAACTTAAACATTGTAGGAGTTAGAAATTCTGACCCTACCATAAATAAGTTCAATGATTATATTGCTACCTTCTGGAAGTATGAAGGAAGATGGAATTATTTTGAATGTCAAGCTACCACCCTGCCTGGGTTAAAATATATGGAATCTCCTATGAATCCTAAAGGTTGTGCTATTTTAGTGCCTAATCAATACAAAGGAGTATATAAGTTGGGGACTCATTATACTTATACTGCTTTAGTTCAAACGGGGGGCGAGGTAGATGTATATAGAGACGAAAATAAAGATATGCATTATGATATGCTGGATGATACTATCATATCAGGTTATTTTGGGATTAATATCCATAAGGCAAGTGAGGGTGAAAGAGAAAATGTAGATGGTTATTCTGCAGGATGTCAAGTATTTCAGAACTCTGATGAGTTTGAGATATTTATAGATTTATGTAAGAAAGCCGAAAAGTATTGGGGTAATAAATTTACTTATACATTGTTGAATCAACCTGTGGTTACTTTTTAATTTTATTATGAAACCAAATAAAAAACAAAAAAAGAAATTTAACGAAACAAAAGTAGGTATCTTTTTAAAAGATAAAGCTCCTGCTATTTTAGATACTGTAGGAGAATTCTTGCCAAACCAAGGAGGATTAGGAATTGTAAAGAATTTAATTTCAGGAGACACCACTATAAACCCTAAAGATAAAGAAACTGCTTTAAAATTGTTAGACCAAGATATTGCAGAAATGAATAATGTTTCTGATAGATGGAGTAGTGATATGAAATCTGATTCATGGCTTAGTAAAAATACGAGACCCTTAACTTTGATTTATTTAACTATATCGATGACTATTTTCGTCATCTTAGATTCTACGGTTTTATTAGATATAAATGAAGGATGGGTGTCGTTATTAGAAGCTTTATTAATTACAGTATACGTGGCTTATTTTGGGTCAAGAGGAGCTGAAAAAATAACAAACATAAAAAGGTAAAAATTAATTATCTTTGTATAATATAAACTTTAATTAAATTAAATAAAATGGAAAATTTAAAAACACTTAACAAACTAGACGAAACCGAATTAAAACAACTACAAGATTTAAATGGAGAATTCCATAAATTCAAAGTAGCTCTAGGTGAATTAGAATTAAAAAAAGTAGAGCTTTTGCGTGGAGTAGAAAACATCAAATCTTTATTTGAGGTAGAAGAAAGAAAATTAATTGAGAAATATGGACCTGATTCTGTGATAAATATACAGACGGGTCAAATAACACAAAAAGAAAATGGCTAAAATAGAAAACACTACTGCGTATCCCAATCAATCTCCTGTTACATTAGCGGATTATTTAATTGGCACTGATGCTGCAACCCTGGCAACTAAAACCTTTACGGTTCAAGATATTGCGGATGCTTTAGATGAGCAGGTAACTTTACAAGAAGTTTTAAACGCATCGGACCCTGCGGGAGTTCCGAATCCAACTGCTGCTGCAACAGGAAATATTGAGCTAACAGGAAGTTTTAGTTTAGTTACTAATTCTGCCAATTTTCAGATAGATGGGGGAACTATAGAAGCTACAACAGGAAACGATTTATTAATAGCAAATAAAGGCAGTGCTGATGACATAATTTTAGGTGCAGGAAATATAAGTGGAGATATTAAGCTAGTTGCTGGTGCAACTTCAGGACAAATTGAAGGAACAGGAGCAGGAGTAGATTTTACGGTTTCTGGTAGTGCAGGAATTGATGCAGGTGGAGATATTGACATTAATGCATTTGGCGTGGGGAGCGATATTCAGTTAAGAGCTACTGATAAAGCTTTTTTAGCTGGAGGCGGGTCGAGTTACGGCTCACAACCTGCAAGCAGCACAATGGTTTATAATAGTAATGGAAAAGTTCTTATTAATTCCAATGGGGATGAAATTATAATAGGAGGCACTTATCCGAGTAGACCTACCGCAGTTAATATTGGACCTGTTGACGGAAATATAACTCTAGACGCTTTTTCTGCTGGCTCACAAATACTTTTAAACGCTAATAGTTCTATTGTTTCTGTAGACCTACATCAATTTAATGATGTTGCAGATTTAAAAGCTGATAATGGTTTGTTATTAAATGGTGTGGCTGGAACTGATGGAGATATTTTAGTAAGTCAAGGAGGAGGACTTCCTTTAGTCTGGGAAAACACTTCAGACTTGACTGTAGGAGCAGTTGTTACAGATGTTCACATTAGGGCAGCTAGTACCTTAGCCAACTTTGAACCAGGGACTCCAGTCTATGTGTCAGGTGCACCAAGTGGTCCTAATAATTATCCTACTGTAGATTATGCTTCTCCTTCCCCTACTATAAAAATGCCCGCTATTGGTTTAATTGTGACAGCTACAGGTGCAGGAAATGATGCTAAAATAATGATGTCAGGAGAATTAGAAGTAGATACTACTAGGATAAATGGTGTTGTAGGTGTTAATGACATTGTATATGTAGATGACTATGATGCTGTTACTTCTCCTTTATGTCTTACTGTTACTCGCCCTTCTGGTGCAACTACGCAAGTTCAAAATGTAGGAGTTATTACTAAGGTGGGAGCTAATGGCTCCCTGAAGGTTTCAGCTATCGGAAGGTCTAATGATTTACCTAATATATCTGCAAATCAGTTATGGGCTGGTAATGTTTCGGGTGTGGCAGAGGCACAAGATGCTTTAACCGTAGATATTGCTAATTCTACTGTAAATGTAGGTAATGGTAGTGGCTCTTCTAACACTTTAATGGACACTGTAATGAGTGCTCAGGTAGTTTATGGAGATGCCGCTGGAGCTATAGGAATTAAAAATTTGCAATATGGAATTGGGTCTTTGCAAAGTGCTATAGGTGGGTCTGTAGATAATACGGCTCTGGGTATAAATAGTTTACAAAACCTAACAACAGGTATTTCTAATGTTGCAGTAGGTAACACTGCGGGTAATGCTATTACTACCACTAACAATAATATTGCGATTGGTAATGCTACTTTAGATGCTGCCGCTGGAGCTGGTAATGAAAATGTTGCAGTAGGCGGAGGGTCTATGGGTAATACCACAGGGGCTGGAGCTAGTTCAACAGTTGCTATAGGGCATAACGCTTTAAATACTTTAACTACTGGAGCTAATAATACCGCAGTAGGTCATTCTGTTGGTTTTGCCCTAACTAATGGACAAAGAAATGTTATTATTGGAAGAAACGCAAATTTCCAAAATGGTGGTGATTCTGATGCTGTTGTTATTGGACATGCTGCAATTGGTGAAGGAGATAGTGTGTGTATTGGAGTAAGTGCTGAAGCTGGAGCAGAGGCAGTGGCAGTTGGAAGAGAGGCAAATGCTGCAACGCCTACCACAGGGTCAACGGCAATTGGATACTTATCTAATGCGGATGTGGATTGTATTGCATTAGGGAAAGATGCTAATGCTGTACAAAGAGGAGGTAATCCAATGTTAGCTATTCCTGCATTAATAGCACAAGCACTAGCTAACGCTTTTGTTTATCCTGACAACAACGCTGCAGTAGCAGCTGGGTTACAGCCTGGAGATGCCTATTGCGTTGATTTTGGTCCTTTTATCCCAGGATGGATTGCACCACCTGCTGGTGGTCCAGCTGTGTTGGCGTTTGTATATTAGACTTTAAATTAAATTAAATAAAATGGATGATATTAGAAAAATATCAGTAGGTGCAGATTATAAATCTAGTGCAATGCATTATATTGTAGAACAACCTGTTTTAGGGGGTAAGTATAAAATTCATTGCATTAAAAAAGATAATTATAAAGACTCCTATAGAGTATATATAATACAGGAAGAAGAAGTATATTTATGGAAAGAATTTAGTGAGAATATGCCAGTATCGGTAGAATATAATATAAATTTTTAATATGAAGTCTCCTTATTATTTTATTATTAAGCCTGAAAAAAATAAAAGATACGACAATACTATTGATATAGATGGTATGGAATTTATAAGCAGCACCTCTCAAGAAGATTTTAATTTTTCTAATCGAGTGGGAATTGTGCAAGAAGTCCCTTTAAGATACGAGGGAGAAATAAAAAAGGGTGATAAAGTTTTAGTACATCATAATGTGTTTAAATACTATTATGACATGAAGGGAAAGCAAAAAAGCGGAAGAAGTTTTTTAAAAGACAATACTTTTTTTGTAGATGAAACTCAATTTTTTGCATACAAACAAAATGATACTTGGAATGCTTATTCAAAATATTGTTTTGTTAAACCCCTAAAAAAGAAAGATTATTTTATTCAGAAGCCAGGAACTACTGAGCCCTTAGTGGGGGAAATGAAATATATTAATGATGAGTTGAAAACATTAGGGGTGAGTCCTGGTGATATTGTAGCCTATGAGCCAAACTCTGAATATGAGTTTAGAGTGGATGGAGAAAAGTTATATAGAATGTATACTAATAATATTACAATGATATTATGAATTCTAAAGAAATTAAATTAAAAATAATTGAAGCAGGAGAACAGGCAGTAAGACAACTTATTAAAGTAGCTAAGGAAGATATTATAAAACCTGACCCTGACGATGAGTTAGCAGCGGATAGGTTAAAAAATGCTGCAGCTACAAAAAAATTAGCAATTTTTGATGCGTTTGAAATTTTAAATCGTATTGAAACAGAAAGAGAAAATATTGAATTAACAGGAAATAACAAAACAATTACAACCCAAGGATTTGCAGAAAGAAGGTCAAAATAGCTTATATAGGATACTTAAAAATGTAATACCTAAAAATATCCTTACCAAAAAAAACAATGCTAAAACATGGGAGTATGGTTATAATGATAAATATGATATTGTTGTTATTTCTAAAGATGGAACTATTGGAGATATATATTTATTGAATAATTTAAAGATAGCTTTGCCTAAAACTCCATCCAGCAGTTACACCTTAGATAATAGTAAAAAAAATCAATATTGGAAACCTTTCCACTACCCTAAAGAACTTAAAAGAATTAAAAGTATATTTCAGTGGAATGATATGCCTACCGCATTTAAGAATGAATGGGTAGATTACATTGAAGAAGAATTTAATAGAAGAGAAAAAGGTTTTTGGTTTTCTAATAATGGAATACCTACCTATATTACTGGAGCCCATTATATGTATTTGCAATGGACTAAAATTGACATAGGGCATCCTGATTTTAGAGAAGCTAATAGGTTGTTTTATCTTTTTTGGGAAGCGTGTAGAGCTGATAAAAGGAGTTTTGGAATGTGTTATTTAAAAATTAGACGTTCTGGGTTTTCTTTTATGGGGTCATCTGAATCTGTTAATACAGCGACTTTAGCTAAGGATGCGAGAGTTGGAGTATTATCTAAGACAGGAGCAGATGCTAAAAAAATGTTTACTGATAAGGTAGTTCCTATTTCTAATAACTATCCTTTCTTTTTTAAACCTATTCAAGATGGGATGGACAAACCTAAAACAGAATTAGCTTATAGGATTCCTGCTAGTAAAATAACTAAAAAAAACATGTCTCATGTTCACTCGGAGATGTTAGATGGGCTAGACACTACTATAGATTGGAAAAATACTGCGGATAATTCTTATGATGGAGAAAAGTTAATGTTATTAATACATGATGAAAGCGGCAAATGGTCAAAACCTGACAATATATTAAACAACTGGAGGGTTACTAAAACTTGTTTGAGACTAGGAAGTAAAGTAATTGGAAAATGTTTAATGGGTTCTACATGTAATGCGTTGGAAAAGGGTGGAGAAAACTTTAAAAAAGTTTATAACGAATCCAGTTTAGAAACTCGCAATGCTAATGGTCAAACAAAAAGCGGGTTATATAATCTTTTTATTCCTATGGAATGGAACATGGAAGGGTTTATTGACCGTTATGGAATGCCTGTTTTTACAACTCCTGAACAAGAAGTGCTTGGAGTTGATGGAGAATATATTTATCAAGGAGCCATTGATTATTGGAATAATGAAGTAGACGCTTTAAAAAAAGACGCAGATGCTTTAAATGAGTTTTATAGACAATTTCCTAGGACTGAATCTCATGCTTTTAGGGATGAAAGTAAGTCTTCTTTGTTTAACTTAACTAAAATTTATCAACAAATTGACTACAATGATTCACTTATACCAGAACATCATTTAACAAGAGGGAAGTTTTATTGGAAAGATGGAATTAAAGATACGGAAGTGGTGTGGACTCCTGAAACAAAAGGTAGATTTTTAGTTTCATGGCTACCTCACAAAGGATTAAGAAATCGTATAATACAAAAGCAAGGAAAATTTTATCCAGGTAATGAACACTTAGGGTCTTTCGGTTGTGATAGCTATGATATTTCTGGAACAGTAGGAGGCGGAGCCTCTAATGGTGCGTTACATGGCATGACTAAATTCAATATGGATGAAGCTCCAAGCAATGAATTTTTTTTACAATACGTAGCCAGACCTGAGACTGCAGAGATATTTTTTGAAGAAGTGTTAATGGCAGCTATATTTTATAGTATGCCTATTTTAATAGAAAATAATAAGCCTAGACTTTTGTATCATTTTAAAAACAGAGGGTATAGAGCTTTTTGTATTAATAGACCAGATAAAACATATAACAAACTATCTATTACTGAAAAAGAATTAGGTGGCATTCCTAATAGTTCTGAGGCTGTTAAACAAGCTCATGCTTCAGCTATAGAATCTTATATAGAACAACACGTAGGTATAAACTTAGAAGAAGGACATAGGGAGAAAAATGAAATGGGTTCGATGTTATTTACACGAACTTTAGAAGATTGGGCAAGGTTTGATATTAACAACAGAACTCGATTTGATGCGACAATAAGCTCAGGGTTAGCTATAATGGCAAATCAGAAGCACTTATACCAGCCTCAAGTTCAAAAAGAGTCGAAAATATCAATTAACTTTGCAACATATAAAAATAATGGTAACCTCAGTCAATTAGTTAGGTAATGGAAGATATAAGTATACAAATAACCCCCAATGGATTTCCGAGTCAGTTCGTGTCGGATAGCGAAAAAAAAACCATGGAATATGGATTGCAAATAGGACAAGCAATTCAATACGAGTGGTTTAGAAAAGACGGAAACCAATGTAGGTTTTATAATCAATGGAATGAATTTTATAGACGCAGAGTTTATGCAAGAGGTGAACAATCTGTAGCCAAATATAAAAACGAATTAGCTATAGATGGGGATTTATCCTATCTAAATTTAGACTGGACACCCGTTCCTATACTTCCTAAGTTTGTAGACATAGTAGTGAATGGGTTAGCTGATAGAATGTTTGAGGTAAAGTGTGAAGCAATTGATGCTATGTCAGCAGCTCATCGTAGTGCTTTTCAAGATAATGTAGAAAGACAAATGGTCTCTCAAGATGTATTAAATACTATAGGACAGACATTTGGTGTAAATCCGTTCACCATGGACCAAGGCGATTTACCTAAAGATGATGATGAATTATCATTATATATGCAAATGAATTACAAGCCTGCTATAGAGATTGCCAATGAGCAAGCTATTTCAGCTATGTTGGAAGATAATGAATACATAGATTTACGTAAACGATACGATTACGATTTAATGGTTCTGGGTATTGCGTGTGGAAAAACTCAGTTCTTAGCTGGTCAAGGAGTGGTAGTAGATTATGTAGACCCTGCTAATTTAGTTTATAGTTATACTGAAGACCCTCATTTTAAAGATTGTTTTTATTGGGGAGAAATAAAAACAGTTCCAATAACTGAACTTTTAAAGATTGACCAATCACTTACTAATGACGATTTAGATGAAATAGCTAAATACAGTCAAACATGGTACGACTATTTTAATGTTGCTCAATGGTATCAGAACAGTATTTTTGCTAGAGAAACAGCTACGTTAATGTACTTTAATTATAAATCTACTCAAAAAGTAGTTCACAAAATTAAGAAAACTAGCGAAGGCGGAGAAAAAGCAGTCGAAAAAGATGACACTTTTAATCCTCCAGAAGAAATGATGGATGAAGGTAGATTTGAGAAGGTAGAAAAAACCATTGATGTATGGTACGATGGTGTTATGGTAATGGGGACTAATATTATTTTAAAATGGGAAATGGCAAAAAATATGGTTAGACCTAAGTCAGCTACACAACATGCCTTACCTAATTATACCGCTGTGGCTCCAAGAATGTATAAAGGGAGTATAGAATCTTTAATTTCAAGAATGATTCCTTTTGCGGATTTGATTCAAATCACTCATTTAAAGTTACAACAAGTAGTATCTAGAGTAGTCCCTGATGGGGTTTATATTGATGCAGATGGATTGAATGAAGTGGATTTAGGAAATGGTCAAGCTTATAATCCTGAAGATGCATTAAGGTTATATTTCCAAACAGGTTCTGTTATTGGTAGAAGTTATACTCAAGATGGAGAATACAATCATGGGAAAATTCCTATTACTCAATTAAATTCTAACAGTGGTGCATCTAAAATGCAGATGTTAATTCAGAATTATAATCATTATCTAGATATGATTAGAGCTGTCACAGGTTTAAATGAAGCTAGAGACGGAAGCAGTCCAGACCCAAACGCTTTGGTAGGAGTCCAAAAATTAGCTGCTTTAAATTCTAATGTTGCTACTCGCCATATATTAGATGGAAGTTTATATATTTTACGTAAAATTGCTCAAGGACTTTCGTTAAGAGTTGGGGATATTTTAGAGTACGCTCCATTTAGAGATGAATTTGCTAATAAAATAGGAAAATATAGTATGACTATTTTAGAGGATATCAAACAATTGTATATTTATGATTTTGGAGTTTATATAGAAGTTTCACCTGATGAAATAGAGAAAGCTCAATTAGAAGGTAATATTCAAATGGCATTATCTAAAAATGATATTAATTTAGAAGATGCTATAGATATTAGGACTATTAAAAATATTAAACTAGCTAACCAGCTTCTTAAACTTAAAAGAAAACAAAAGCAAGATAGAGATGAAAAGAATGCACAAGTACAACAACAAATGCAGTCTCAAACTCAAATGCAAATAACTCAAATGCAAAGTCAAGCTTCACAGGAGAAGATAGCGTTAGAAACTCAATCTAAAATCCAAGAAATTCAAACTCAAGCTCAGGTAGATATGCAAAAAATGCAAGGAGAAGCTGAGTTAAAGAAAATGTTGATGCAGGAAGAGTTTAATTATCAGATGCAATTAAGAGGAATGCAAGAAGAAGCGTTAAACACTAGAGAGTCTTCCAGAGAAGAGGCAAAGGCTAAAAGAATTAGCCAGCAAAATACGGAGCAATCTCAGCTTATAAATCAAAGAAGAAAAAGTTTACCTCCAGTAAATTTTGAATCTAATGAAGATACTTTAGATGGTTTTGATTTAGCAGAGTTTGAGCCAAGATAAAACGTGTTTTTTTTGTATTTAAAAAATGTTTAATTTTGTATAACAATTAAATTTAATCAAATGGGAATAACAGTAAAAGAAGTAAGCTCTCCTGAACAAAAATCCGTACAGGAAGTAGAAAAAGAATTATTAGAGAAACATGAATCACAATTTGTGGATTCTGAAACAACTAATGTGGAAGCACCAACTACAGAGACTAAAGCTCCCGTAGAAGAAGTTTCTGAAAAAAAAGATTTGGCAGACGAGGATATCCTGTCATATATTGGAAAGAGATATGGTAAAAAGATAGAATCTTTAGACCAGCTCTTTGAAGAAAGGGAAACAAGAGAAGAATTACCTGAAGATGTTTCTGCTTACTTTAAATATAAAAAAGAAACTGGTCGAGATATAAATGATTTTGTGAAATTACAGCAAAATTATGAAGACATGGACCAAGATGAATTGCTATCTAATTATTATAAATCTAAAGAAGATTATTTAGATAATGATGATGTAGATGCAATCCTTTCAGATTTTGAGTTTGATGAAGACTTAGATGAAGAAAAGGAAATAAAAAAGAAAAAGCGTGCAAAAAAGAAGGCTGTATCTGAAGCTTTAACTTTTTTTAACGAACAGAAGGAGCAGTATCAAATTCCCCTTGAGTCAAGAACGGAATCACTGACCCCTGAGTCGTCAGAAGAGTTGAAGGAATACAGAGAGTCTCTTCAACGTGCTAAAACCAATGAGGAGGAGAGTGCTCTTAGAAGGGAAAAGTTTATACAAAGAACTAATGCCTTACTAGATGATAACTTTGAAGGTTTCAATTTTAAAATCGGAGAAAATTCTTACTCTTATAAACCTTCTAACATGGAGGAGCTTAAAGGGAAAAATTCAGATATAAGTACGTTTGTTACTAGTTTTCTGGATGAGAACGGAGAGCTCACTGATGTAGAAAATTATCATAGGTCGTTAGCCATAGCAAATTACCCAGACAAATTTGCGAAGTTTTTTTATGAGCAAGGTCGGGCAGAAGCTGTTACAAATTCAGCTAAACAGTCCAAGAATATAGACTTTGACCAGAGAAGAGTTCCAGAGGTGTCTACTAAGGGTGGGATGCAAATTAAAAATGTAACCCAAGTCAGTGATGGCAACAGGTTACGAATTAGAAAACGAAAATAAATAACTAATAAAAAATAAAAAATAAAAAATGAGTGTATTAGGAACTCCAGGTTACGACTTAATCCCAAGTGCGGAAAGGGTAGCCACAACAAGTAACTATATCACCAACTTCAACTTCATGAATCAG